AGTCTAAACGCTGGGAAATGTTAGGCCCTACAGATGCTCAACAATGGCAATTCTTAAAGTCTAGTTATATTTCAACAGGCCCTAGAATCCGTTACAGAATTTTAGGTGGATACTTCCAAGTATGGCCTGCTATGAATACGGATGAGTATTTAGGTTTTGAATACATGAGTAACCAATGGGCTACAAGCTCAGCAGGAGTCACACAAACATCATTCCAAGCTGATACAGATACTTGTATATTCCCTGATCGTTTAATGGTTACAGCGTTAAAAAAGAAATACTTTGAAATTAAAGGTTTTGATTCAACAGCATTTACAAGAGATTATTTACAACAATTAAGTTTTGCTAAGGCTAACGATTCTGGATCAGCTACATTAAGTTTTGCTCCTACACCTGGATCAGTCTTAATCGGATTTGAGAATATACCTGACGCTAACTACGGACAATAAATAATATGTTTCCAGTAAAGAAAAAATCATCAGGAAGCGTATCATTACCAGCACCTGTAGGTGGATGGAACGCAAGAGATAGCTTAGGAGACATGCCTGCAACGGATGCAGTCTATCTTACTAACTGGTTTCCTGCTACTACAGAGCTATTACTTAGAAATGGTCACACACAATGGGTAACGGGCATTACAGGTCAAGTAGATACTATAATGGCTTACGAAAGTGGCTCTACATCTAAATTACTAGCTATTGCTGGTGGTTCTGTATATAACGTCACTAATCCAGGCACTGTAGGTGCAGCATTACTAACAGGATTATCTAATTCACGTTGGCAATATTGTAATATTACAACTAGCGGTGGATCATTCTTATATATGGCTAATGGCACAAATACGCCTTATCTATATAACGGTACTACATGGACATCTATTACAAGTTCATCTACACCGGCTATTACAGGCGTTACTACTACATTACTTAACAACCCTATTGTATTTAAAAGCAGAGTATTCTTTACAGAAGCTCAATCTTTAAGAGCATGGTTTTTACCTACATTATCAGTAGGTGGAGCTGCACAATCCATAGATATTAGTGCGTTTGCTTACAAAGGTGGTTATATTGTACAGCATGCAACATGGACAATAGATGCTGGTTATGGCGTTAATGACTATTATGTTCTTTATACATCTAAAGGCCAAGTAGTCGTATATGCAGGAACAGATCCTACATCATCTACATCATGGTCTATGGTAGGTGTATGGGATTTAGGAACTCCAGTAGGCACTCGCTGTATGTACAAGTATGGTGGTGACTTACTATTATTAGGTAAAGATGGTCTTACACCATTAGCATCAGAATTACAATCATCTAGGCTTGATCCTAGAGTAGCTATTACAGATAAAATACAATGGGCTGTATCAGAAGCTATTACAAATTATGGCTCAGAATTTGGATGGCAAATGTTGTTTTATCCAGAAGAAAACCAATTATGGTTAAACGTACCTAATACTGTAGAAAAAACACAGTTTGCTATGAATACTGTGACAAAAAATTGGTGTAATTATACAGGCTGGAACGCTACATGCTGGGAATTATATAACGATCAGCCTTACTTTGGTGGTAATGGATTTGTAGGTCGTGCATGGTATACACAATCAGATAATGGTTCTAATATTAATGCTACTGCATTACAATCATTCTCAGCATTTGAAAGTCCAGGACAATTAAAACGATTTACAATGTCTAAACCTATATTTAGAACATCTGGTAGCCCTGCTATTTACTCTAATGTAAACATAGACTTTAACTTAGATGTACCTGTTACAACCCTTAATTTTACGCCCACATCATCTGGAACATGGGATAATGCTAAGTGGGATATAGGTGTTTGGGGTGGTGGCTTGTCTATTCTACAACAATGGCAAGGTTTAAACGGTGTTGGCTATTATGGCGCACCTGTTGTTAAAACATCATCACAAGGTATTGACGTAAGATGGGTTTCTACAGATTTAGTTATTGAAAAAGGTGCAGTTCTATAATTATTCAAGGTCAAGAAGTAGGCGAATGGGTATGCCAAAAAGCTGGCGGTCAATGGAATCCACTATGTCAAGCTATTGGTCAAATAACAGACGATAAATTAGTTATAGGTGTACTTTATAACGGATATACAGGTAGTTCAATTTCTATTCATTCAAGATGTGATATACCAGCAAAAGTTTCAAGAGAATTTTATTGGGCGATATTTAATTACCCATTCAATGTATTAAAAGTCAAAAGGCTCACAGGATTAGTCTCTACAGCTAATTTAAAAGCACAAAAATTAGATGAACATTTAGGTTTTGAACGTGAAACCGTAATAAAAGATTACTTTCCTGATGGTGATGGGATTGTTTATATTATGCGACCAGAAAACTGTCGCTTTTTAAAACTCGGAGATAGATATGCAAAGTAAGTTAGCTAGATTATTAGATCCACTTTATAGATGGATTACAAATTACATGGGTGATTGTGGCTTTATATTATATGGTATTGGTAAAGATGATGCACCTCCACCACCAGATTATGTTGGAGCAGCTAATGCTACAGCAGCAGGTAATTTAGCAGCAGCTCAAGCAGCCTCAGCTGCTAACCGAGTAAATCAAGTTACACCTTATGGCAATCTTAACTATACTCAAACTGGCAAAGATCCATTTGGCAATCCTATGTGGACTGCTACACAAACATTAGCTCCAGCTCAACAAAAAATTGCAGATCAACAAGCAGGGTTAAGTTCTGGCCTTTTAACTACAGCTCAATCAGGATTGGATTATGCTGGTAATTTACTTGCTAAACCAGGTATAGATCAATCTACACTACCTTCTACAGGCTTTAATCCAGGTCAATCATATCAAGATGCTATAATGTCAAGACTTTCACCACAGATTGCTCGTGAAAATCAGTCTTTTGAACAAGAAATGGCTAACAAAGGTATTGGTGCAGGTACTGAAGCTTACAATACTGCTAAAACATTATTAGGTCAAAATCAAAATGACAGACTTAATTCAGCTACAGTTTCAGGCCTTAATGCAGGTCTTACAGCTAATCAACAAGCATTTAATCAAGCTGGTTACAATCAAATGCAACCAATCAATGTCATTAATGCTTTAAGAACTGGATCACAAGTATCATCACCAAACTATGTTAATCCAGCATTACAAAGTACAACACAAGGCCCTGATTTATTAGCGGCTACTACTAATAAATATAATGCACAATTAGGTGCTACTAACGCAGCAAATGCCAATACAGCAAACTTCACAAGTGGTTTGATGAATCTTGGCGGACAAATTTTCGGATAAGGATAAAACATGGCATTTTTCCCACAAGATGATACACAAGACGTTAGTGGAATACCAGCTAATGATGTAATGGCTCAACTTGAGCTACAACGCAAACTTAAAATGGCTGATGCACTTAAAAATGCTCAAGCTCCACAAGGACAAATGATTGGTGGTCATTATGTAGCTCCATCATTTACACAATCTTTAGCTAATGCTTATGGTATGTATAAAGGCAAAAAATCAGAAGAAGAAGCTATAAAACAATATGGTGACTATGCTAAATCTAAAGAACAAAAACAAGCTGATGCTTTAAGAGGTTTTATAGAAGGTATGCAACCCACTGCAACAAGTTCTACTGTTGATAATTTTGTCACTAAACCATTAGAACAAGGAATGAATGTTCCTACATCTCCGTTTGGCACAACAGATCAAGTAGCTCAAATTGCACCTAAATTTGGTATGAATACACTTGCACCACAAAACATGCAAGGTGATATGACTACAAATCAACCTACACAAGCTACAACATATACACCAAGATCACAACAAGATTTAATTAGTAATTTTTATAAATATGCTCAAAATTCTGGCAATCCTGACATTGCTAATAAATTTGCACTAGAACAATTTGGTCAAGCTATTAAACCAAAAGTTACTAAATATTTAGATATGGGTGATAAACAAGTTGAAGTAGATGAAAATAATACTCCTACTGGAAGAACATTACCAAAAGGTGTTGCACCAGGATCTGATCTTTCTAATCAACTTGGTATATTAAGATTACAAGCAGATATAGGACAACATAAAATTGCTAATGCTCAAAAAGAACGAGAAATTGCTATACAAGATAGAGCTCATCCTGATTATTTTGGAACAATGACTAAAAAAACATTTACAGAACAAGATGTAACAGATACTGCAAAAGGTTCAGGAAAAACACCACAACAAGTAAGACAAGACTTTTTAGCTAAAGGATGGACAAGGGGATAATATGGCAGATCTATCACAACATTTATATGGCGCAGGCCCAAGTCTTACAGGCGAAGATTATTTACAAACTCTACCACCTCAAATGCAACCACTTATTAAAAAATATGCTAGTGGAGAATTACCAGTTCCAGTAATGAGAGGAACAAATTCAGTTATTCCACAAGTATTAGAAGCTATTACGCAATATGATCCTACTTTTGATGCTACTAATTTTAATGCTAGAAATAAAACTGCTCAAGATTTTTCTGCTGGCGGTGTTACAGGTAAAAAGTTTGGTAACATTAATACAGCTTTAAGCCATGCAGGTAACTTAGAACAAAATTTTACTTCTTTAAATAATACTCGTTTTCCTCTTGTTAATGCTATTGTTAATCCATTAGAAAATGCTCTTGGTAATCAACGTATGCAAGAACATTTAGGGGCTACAAAACGTAACATTGAAGATTTATCAGGCGAGTTAGCTGCAGCATTTAGATCAACTGGTATGAGTGAAGCGGATATTGCACGTCAAATAAGTGCTTTATCATCTAATGAATCTCCTGCTGGTATGAAAGGTGGTATGCAAGCTACCGTTAAAGATTTAGAAGGTAAATTTCAACCACAAATTGATGCTTATAATCGCACAATGGGAACTCATAAAACAATTGCTGATTTTATTACTCCTGAAGCTAGAACTGTTTATGATAGAATTTCAGCAGGTAAATTTGGTCAAGTTGCCAAACAACCTATGTCTCAAAGTAATACACAACCTAATTCAGATGATGCTTTAATATCTAAATATTTAAAATAGGACAATAATGGCTTATAACTACGACCAAGTAATGACTGCTTTAAGAGAAGCGGACAAAGCTGGAAATACAGAAGATGCTACAAGACTAGCAACTATAGCTCAATCTATGAAACAAGCACCTGTTGAATCTAAACCTAAAGAAACATCATTTTTAAGAAGTGTTGGACAAGGATTAATTGATCCATTTGTAGGATCTGCTCAGTTAATATCTCATGCAGCAGATACAGGAAATCTTACTGCACCATCACCAATTGCTATGGGCGGAAATTTATTATTAAAAGCTCTTACAGGACAAAAGCCATCTACACAACCTAGTGCAGCAACTCAAGCAATAGATAAATTTGCTAATCAATATCAAGCTCCAGAAGGAATTGATGTAGGTAGACTTGCAGGTAATATTGTTAATCCTATTAATTATGCTATACCAGAAGCAAGATTATCTGGATTACTTCCTAATATAGCCAAAGGTGCTGTTATTGGTGCTGGATATGGTGCTGTACAACCAGTAGAAAATGCACAAGATTATGCAGAAGCAAAAACTAATCAAATAGGTGCTGGTGCTATTGGGGGTGCTATTATACCTCCTGTTTTACGAGGTGTAGGTAATATTGGAAGTGCTATTAAAAGTAAAGTATTTGATCCTATAGCTAACCAAAACAAAATTATTTCATCTATGCTTATGAGTGCTGTAGGAAAAGAAAATGCACCTAAAGTTATTAATGCTATAGAAAATATTAAAGCTCAAACGCCTGATGTTAATTTAAGTGCAGGACAAGCAAGTAATAATGCAGCTTTAAATGCTATAGAAGATGCTTTATCAGCTAAAAATGCTGGCGGTGCTTTAACACAATTAGGTCAAAAAAATAGAACTGTATTAGCTGATGTATTACGTAATATGGCAGGTGACGAAGAATCTATTAATATGGGTAAAGCAGCAAGATCACAAATAGCAGCTCCATTATTTCAAGCAGAAGAACATAATCTTTATGCAGGCGATCCTACATTTGAAAAATTGCTTAATCGTTCTAGAGCTTCTGGTGCATTAGGTGAAGCTCAAAAAATAGCTGAAATTCGTGGCACTAAATTTACATTACCAATGGTAGATTATCCACAATATGAATCAAAAATGGCTGAATTACCACAAGGTGAAAAAGTACCATTTGACTTTGCAACACAAACTGCTAAAGTTTCTACCGGTGAAGATAAAGGCATTTTAGCAAGCCTTAGAAGTGCTGGTGGTTTAAATATGTCAGAAATGAGAGATTTACTTGGTGAAAAAGCTACTAATAAAGCTAAGGTTCAAATAGGCACATTTACTAAAAATGGTATGGGTTTGGATGATGCTGTTATGCACGCTGTAGATACAGGTTATTTACCTGAATCTGTATTAAGTGAAGTAGATGGTGGCGCACAACAATTAAGAGATTTAATTCAAAATGAAGCATTTGGTAACAAAGCCCAAAAATATGGTGTGCAAGATCATTTAAGATCAGCTTGGGAAAAAAGCATGGGTGAACCACCACAAGTTGAATTACATCCTTATGAAAGTATTGCTAAACCTTCTGCACCTGAAACACCTGAAATGCCTGAAATTGGTAAAGCTATTAAGGGTATGGATTTAATTAACCTTAAAAAGGGTATAGATCAGGCCATATCTGATGCAAGTGGCCCTAAAAAAGATGTTTTACTAGGTTTAAAAAGAGATTATGAATCATGGTTAGCATCTAAATCACCAGGCTTTGCAGCAGCTAATGAAGCATTTGCTACAGCAAGTAAACCTATAAATAAAATGCAATTAGCTAAAGTATTGGCACAAAAACTTGTACCTGCTACTACTGCTGCTGGTGAAACTCCATCAAGACTAAATGCTGCATCATTGGCTAAAGCATTACAAGAAAAAGACGCATTAGCTAAATTAGTTACTAAATTTGAAGGTGCTAAATTTAACACAATATTTAGTCCAGAAGAAGCTAAAGCTATTAATAGTGTAAGTGCTGATGCAAGTAAAATTGCTGAAGCTACAGCTATGGGTACTGGTCATGGATCTGCTACTGCTAGACGTCAATCTATAGGTCAATTTATTAATAATGATTTTACAGCAAAAGCGCCTGTTTTAAGTAAAATGTTAGATATGTTTAATATTATACCTGGAGCTAGATATGTGACTGGAGCAGCAGGTAAATTAGCTAATATGGTTGGTGATAAACTGAACGATCAAATGACATTAGAACTTGAAAGAATGATGGCTGAAGATCCGCAAGCTGTTGCTAATGCGTTAAAATTAGAATTATCAGGAGTACCGCCTACATTAAGAGGTCAAATAATTAAAGAATTAATGGATAAATTACCTAAAGAATTAACAACTATTTTAGCTGCAAAAACAGCAATAAAAACGACAGAATAAGGAGTAACACATGGCAAGAAATGGCGCAGGAACGTATACCCTACCGGCAGGGAATCCAGTCACCACAGGAACAACAATATCATCTACATGGGCTAACAATACCCTAACTGATATTGCATCATCTTTAACTGCATCTCTTGCTTATGATGGTCAAACAGCTCCTGTAGCTAACTTACCTATGGCTACTTATGCTCATACTGGTGTAGGTAATGCAACAGTCCGTACTATGTATGCTGCGGCAGGTCAAGTACAAGATGGCACATTTCAATATTTAACAACTGTAGCAGGTACTAATACTGTTACTGCTATTGCTGCTTTATCTATGTCAGCTTTAGCTGCAGGCCAAACATTTAGATTTATAGCTGCTGCAACTAACACAAGTGGAGTTACACTTAATATTAACTCTATTGGTGCTAAAGCTATTACTAAAAATGGGACTACTGCTTTAACTGCTAATGACATTTTAATTAACTCAGTTGTAGAAGTTATTTATGATGGCACACAATTTCAATTATTGAACCCAGCAATTTCTATTCCTTCAGGCGTTATTACAATGTGGTCTGGAACTATTGCTACTATTCCTTCTGGATGGTATTTATGTAATGGATCTAATAGCACTCCAGATTTACGCAATAAATTCATTATTGGTGCTTATTCTGATACTGCTGGTGTTGCATATACCACAATCACAGGTGCTAATACACAAACTGGCGGTACTAAAGACGCTATTGTAGTAAGTCATACGCATACTGCAACAGTTACAGATCCTGGACATACTCATACTAGCTTTAGTATTGCTGGTGGATCAGGTTATGCTGCTGGTGCTAACTATGGATCAGGATCAACAACAACAGGATCATCATTTACAGGCATTTCAGTTGCAAATAGTACAACAGGCTCAAGTGGCACAGATCAAAACTTACCACCATACTATGCACTTGCATTTATTATGAAAGCTTAACAATGGACAATATTAACCCAGTATCCTATGGCAAACTCATAGGCAAGGTAGAATCTTTAGAACATAAAGTAGAAAGCCTTGAAAAAGACATAAAAGAGTTATTAGAACTAGCCAACAAAGGTCGTGGTGGTATGTGGGCTGGCATGATGATTGTATCTGCTATGGGTGGATTTGTAGGTTATGTAACTCATACGTTTCTAGGGAAATAAAATGAAAGTATTAACCTATATTACAATATTACTTGTTTTATGGGTTTTGTTACTAGAATATCCTTATGCTCAGGAACAGATTAAAGAAATGAGCATGAAAACAGAAACAGGTGAAATTGTACTTACTAGCCAGGAGTGCATCTTTAAAAAGATGGGATTACAAGGCTATGAGTACGCAGCTTATGCTACCGAATCAGGCCATGCTAACCATGAAGGATGCTGGAAGTCTGATAGCTATGAAGGAAAGCATGCAGTCTATATATACTTTCCAGAAATAAATCAAACAGCAGTATTTGATGCTAAATTATTTCAACCGAAAGCAAGTGTTTAATGTGGATAACAGAAGATTCTATCGCAGCTTTATATACCGCATTTATACAAATAGAACCCTTCGCATCTATGCCATTTCCACCTGCCAAGCGTGTAGAATTTGTGGTATGTAACAATCCTGAAGTTTATGGTGAATACGAACCTGAACCGCATAAAATAACAATCTCAACCGGTAAATGTAGTCATTTAGATACTGTTATCAAGACGCTTTTACATGAGATGATTCACCAAATTATCTATATCAACAATCCTACATCAGAAATATACCTATCACATAAAGGCGAATTTAAACGTATGCAACATAAAGTCGCTAAACAATTTGGATTTGATCCCCTTGAACTATAAATTATTACTTTTATTATTATGCTTACAAACAGGCATAACTGCTGAACTTCCTAATCATAATTTAACACCAGGACAAGCACGCATAGTCACACTTAAAGATTTATGCACTACAAGCACTAGCCTTGTTCGTAATGTACCAGAATCCACCAAAAGTCAGGTTTTTGCCAATTACAAAATGAAAGGTAATGATCGTTCTATATGTAGTGAAGGTTATGAGATAGATCATCTTATATCATTAGAACTTGGTGGCTCTAATGACATTAAAAACTTATGGCCACAATCATATTGTGGTGACAACAATGCACATAAAAAAGATAAATTAGAAAATGAATTACATAGGCAAATATGCTTAGGTAAAATCTCAATACAAGATGCTCAACAATGTATTTCATCTGATTGGGAAATGTGTTACATCAAGACTTACAAAAAATAGGAGCAATTATGAAAGCAAAATTAGCACAATTATTAGTAGTTATTAAAGCGAGTTTATTATATTCATTCAAAATAGCAAAAAGATGTTTAAAAGCATTTTTACAAGAAACAATTATTGTTTTACAACACTTAGATACATTATTAGGTGAATAATGGGTATTCTTACCAAACTTAAAGAGTTATTTGCTAAAGGCTCTAAAAAGCCTAAACCAGACAAATCTAAATTGCATCATCACAATCATGGGAGTTCAACAACATAATGGGTAGCATATTATCTCTTATATTTCCTGCATTTTTACCTGTATTAACAGATGGTGTTCGTGGCATATTTGCTAAAGTATCAGGCGGTGCTGGTGGACAACCACAAAACGTAGATGAACGAGTTAAGCTCATGGAAGCAGAAGCTGCAAAAATGGCTGCTATGGCTCAATTAGATGGTACATTTACTGGACAACCTGCACAATGGATTGTTGATCTTAGAGCATCTTTTCGTTATATCATTATAAGTGCAATATTACTATTTACAGGCGTTATTGTATTTTATCCTAGTATTGTAGGCGTAACTGTCATTAGCGTATTTTTAGATATGTCTGGTGCATGTATGTCATTTGTTATTGGTGAAAGAATGTACTTAAACTTAAAAAAATGAAATTAGAATTGAAAAGGTTTGAATATGGAAGCACTTATACTATCGGCAAATTCTACATTGATGGTGTTTATTATAGTTTTTCTTTAGAAGATGTAGTAAGAAAAGGGGAAAAGGTAAATGGACAAACAGCTATTCCGATTGGCACTTATTCTGTCATCATTGATCTTTCTACTCGTTTTGGTAAGCAATTACCCCATGTGCTAAATGTGCCTGGCTTTGAAGGCATTAGAATACACTCAGGCAATACATCTAAAGACACAGAGGGATGTATCTTACTTGGCACAACATGGACAAGTGGAGATTTTATAGGCAATTCTAAATTAGCCTTTAATGGTTTCTTTGATAAATTGAAAGAAGCTAAAACTGCTACTATTGTAATTTCTTAGTGTATAATAAAGCACCACAACACTAAGGGTATCATAATGGCGAAATATAAATCAGTTCTAGTAATATCTGATATGCACATCCCATATCATCACCCAGACGCACTATCCTTCCTTACAGCACTTAAAAGACAATTCAAATTTGACCATGTAGTAAACATTGGTGACGAACTAGATCAACATGCTATTTCTATTCACGAACATAATCCAGACTTATACTCTGCTGGACATGAACTAGAAGAAGCTAAAAAGCACGTTAAAGCATTAGAAAAAATATTCCCACAAATGACTTTGGTTCATAGTAACCATAGTTCATTGGTTTATCGTAGAGCATTAAAGTATGGTATGCCTAAAGCTTACCTAAAACATTACAATGAGTTCTTAGGCGTTGGCAGAGGTTGGCAATGGGTAGATGACCACACTATAACCCTAAGTGACAACTCTAGGTGTTTCTTTACTCATGGTATGTCAGCAGACGTTTTAAAAGTAGCTCAACAATATGGTATGAGTACGGTGCAAGGCCATTATCATACTAAGTTCAGTATTAATTATTACTCTAACCCAGACGCACTTATTTGGGGTATGCAAGTAGGATGCCTTATTCATCAAAAATCTATGGCTTTTGATTATGCTAAAAACTTCAAAAGTAGGTTTATTGTAGGATGTGGCGTTATTATTGATGGACAACCTAAACTTATGCCTATGGTATTAAATACATCTGGCCGGTGGATAGGTAAAATAGCTTAGGACAATTATGGCAATCACAGCACAGCAAATATGCGATCATCTTGTAGGCAAAACTGTTGTGTCAGCCGAATTAGACTATGGCGATAATATTATTATCTTAGAACTATCAGATTCATCATACATAGAAATAAGTGGCGAAGAACTATCTATATACGCTGAACTTAACCAAGATGATGATACTATTCACTAAATAAAATAAAAGGGCTTAAACAGCCCTTTATGTGCGTTTTAAGTACCGTTAAGCCTACGTTAGAGGATGTAATAAGTTTAGTGTTTTTAGGCTTTCTACTAAACGTGTAATAAT